GTAATGGCGGCGTTCTCTCCGAACTGGTCGGAAAAGTCCAGAATGAGCGTTTTCGACCGGACGATCTCCGAAGTCACAATGGGGAGCGTGACCTCCGGCAGCGTGACCACGGTTTCGGTATCCGTGCCCTCCGGGGTGTACACCGCATACGGAAGCAGAGCCGTGTAGACACCACTGTTATCCTCGTCCTGCTCCAAGGTGGTGAGGTTCTTGCCGTATTCAATGACTACGCCTGTTTTCTGCCCGCGGTGGGAGTGAAACTTCACCGTAAAGTTGTCCCACTCAAATTCGCCGTGCCACTGAGAAAGCATGGAGCCTTCCGTGCCGCCGAGACAGGCTCGGACGCTTTTCGGCTGCGTGACCGAGAATGCCTTTGCGTCCGAATAGTCCGTCCAGCCTGTAAAGCGTGTATCTCCCGACAGAAGCTGCGAGAGGATGAGCTGCGGAGAGCGGCTCTCCGTGGAAAACGGCAGAACCGGAACATTGGCGAGGTCGTAGGAAATGTGCTGCCCGTAGATGGTGACGATACCGTTCAGCGGCTTCGTGATGCGGTAAATGCGGAATGCCTGGTCTGCGGCGGTGTCGTTAGGTTTTGCCTTGACGATACACTCCTTGGTGATTAGCCCGTAGTGCTGACCACTGATAGGATATTTCAGCAGGCACTCAAATACACCGTTTCGCTCCTCGGTGACCTCACAGGAGATGGTGTCTGTTAGCACACCAAGACCGAAGGTGGAAAAATCCGTGGCGTTGGGTGGATATAGGACTGGAATCATAGGAAACACCTCCTTCCGGGCATAAAAATACCACCGGGGATGCGCCCTGGTGGTGTGTAAAATAGTATAGTTTTAGCTTGACAACTGGAATTTAACCATTTATCAATTCTTGCAGTTCGTTTGCAAAACGGCAGATATGAAATCCGTCACATACGGCATGATGAACTTGAATTGCTAACGGAAGTATTGTTCGCCCATCTTCTTGATAATATTTTCCCATCGTGAAAATGGGAATTAAATAATCATACCCTTTCTGTAAATTCAAATTAAAGCCCTCAAATGTTGACCAAGGTATCATAGATACCGGAAAAGTATTTTCGGGAGCATTGGGTTTACCTATCATTCCTTGCCTGTTTCCATATTTCTGCATATCGTTTTCGTAAGCCGCAGAAAATGTATTAAAATCCGGCGAATATTCCGTCCATATATTCGAAAAGGTTTCTGTGTCCTTGTGGAACACAGTATAACAAGGCAGCATTTCGCTGTATACGCCTAATTCACCACTATCATTGATTGCTGTTCTGAACTCAGGATGGTGGTTTACAACAGTTGAAATGTAATAAAGCATTGCAGGGTACAGCTTCATTAACTTGTTCTTTATTGGAGTAATATCAACTTTTACGGTCATGCTGTATGTACAAGGTACATTCGTAAAATAGTGTTCAAAATACTCTTTTCGTTTCCAACTGTTTATATCAATTTTTTCAAATATCATTTTATAGCACCTCAAGCTCTACGTTGTCGTCCGATTTAAAGGATAGTATACCATACTTCTGTGAACTTTTCTACCATCCACGCATAGCAGCCTTACAAACAGCACCACCTTGGCATTACCTTGATTTCGGACACACCGCCGCTTACCGTCAGCACTGTTTCACCGGGCGGCAGTTCGGGAAAACCGTCCCCGGTGTCCTTATCATTCAGAAGTACAGCGCCGTAATAGAAATTCATCTGTTCGCTGTCGCACACCACGCCGTCTGTAATGCCCTTGAAGTTCCATGTTTTGTTGTACCCGCTGTTTTGTAAGGTCAGCGAGAAATCGCCGCTTCCTTTCAGCGTGATGATTGGCTTTGCTGTGAATACCTCCGGGTTAAAAAGACCGCCGCCGTTTGCTACAGAGATTTCCTGCAAGCCCTCCAGGCTGTACTTAAAAGGCTTGCAGTTGAAGGTCACGGTAAAGCAGCCGATTTTGTTCAGCTGCTCCTCAATGTCCAAGCTGCCGGAAATGACCCCGTAGCGAAAATAACCATCATCATAGGAGTCGGTCAATTCATGGTATCTGTCCGGCTCGGAATACAGCCAGCCCTTGATGTCCCGCAGGACGGATGCAAGGGCGGCGGTATTCTTCCGGGCGAGAAACACCGTGTAGGTCACTTTGATGTTGGAAAATCGGCGGTTGGGATTGATGATGTCGCCGCTTCTGCCGGGAATGGAGATGAACTCTGCATCGTACTCCGGTGCGGAGAACACGTCCTTCTTCTCGATATGCAGACCGAACTCAGCGGAACTGCGGCCGTTGTAGGTAAAATAGGTCATGCGAATACCACTCCTTTCCGCTGGGCGAACTGGTTCGCCGTTTCCATGACTTCATTGGTGAGCTGACGGATGTCCTCGCTGCTGTAATTGTTGAAGGTGGCGATGTTCAGAGCGATGGTGAAAGCGGACGCCGCCTTGCCGACCACGCCGTCCACGGCGGAGCGGATCGAGCCGTTCACGTCAAAGTCGGTGGGCAGGGCTGTCTGCATATCGTGGGCGAGGTCGCCCATGACGCCGTTGATGTCCTCTGCCATCCCTTCTGCGGCTTTGACCGCTTCATCGCCGTTGTCGTCAATGGAGCCTGCAAGACCCTTGACCAGCATTTCACCGACCCATGCCATCTCCTTCGAGGGTGAATGGATGCCGAAGAAATCGCAGATGCCGTCCCAGATGGATGAGATCCACCCGGACACCTTATCCCACAGCCACGAGGCAAGCTGGGTAATACCGCTCCACAGTCCCTTGACGATGTTGCCGCCGATTTCCACGATTTTATACATCAGAGAGCCGAAGGCTTTCACGATGCCCGCAATGATCTGCGGCACGGCCTTGACGATCTCCACGATGATGGTGGGCAGGTTTTCAATCAGGGCAACGAACAACTGAACGCCTGCCATGATGATCTTATCGATGTTTCCGACCAGTGCATTGACAATGCCGGAGATGATCTGCGGAATGGCCTGCACGATGGTCGTGATGATCTGCGGCAGTGCCTGTATCAGCGAAATCAGCAGGTCGATGCCTGCCTGAATAATGAGCGGTATGGCATTCAGCACGGCAGTGATGATTCCATCAATGATTTTCGGGATTGCTTCCACGATTGCCATAATGATATCCGGCAATGCGGCAACAAGCGAGGTCAGAAGCTGAATGCCTGTTTCGATAATCTGCGGGATGGAATCCAGCAGAAAGGTAATGATACCGTTGATGATTTCCGGCAGGGCGGCGATCAAAACGGGTATTGCGTCCAGAAGCCCTTGCGCCAATCCCGTAATAAGCTGCAGCGCGGCATCCAGAAGCATCGGCAGACTGTCCACCAGACCTTGTACGATGGTAACGATAGCCTGCACTGCTGCCGGGATGAGCGTGGGCAGCGCATCCGCAATGCCGGTCACCAGCGTGGACACCAACTGAACCGCAGCCTCAATAAGAAGGGGCAGATTCTCAATCAGCGTATTCACGATGGTCATGAGCGCGGACACCGCCGCCGGGATAAGCTGCGGAAGCAAAGAAAGCAGCGTTTCCAGCACCTGCGAGAACAGTTCGGTGACTGCTTCCAGCAGTGTGGGCAGCAGTTCACCCACAGCCGTCAGCAGAGCGTCCAGCGCCGTGGGCAGAGCCGCCACGATGTTTTCAATGACCGGTGTGATGTTTGCCACCACTGTCTTGAAGGCATCCACCATGTTGTTGCACAGCAGCTCCATGTCAGCGTCCGCATCGCCGAAGCCCACGATGAGGTTCGACACGGCGGATTTCAGCGCATTGACAGAGCCGGATATGGTGGCTTCCGCTTCCTTGGCTGTCGTTCCTGCAATGTCCATGCTCTCCTGCATGACATGGATGGCTTCTACCACATCTGCATAGGAGGAGATGTCGTACTTGACGCCGGATATCTTCTCCGCATCGGCAAGCAGCCGTTCCATTTCCTGCTTTGTACCGCCGTAGCCCAGCTTGAGGTTGTCGAGCATCGTGTAGTTCTGCTTGGCAAAGCCCTGGTAGGCATTCTGAATGGAGGACATATCCGTGCCCATCTTATTGGCGTTGTCGGACATATCCGTGATTGCCATATCCGCATACTTTGCGGCTTTCTCGGTATCGCCGCCGAGGGACTGGATGAGGCTTGCGGAAAAGCCCGTGACCGTCTCCATGTACTCGTTGGCAGAAAGTCCTGCCGTTTTGTATGCGTTGGCGGCGTACCGCTGGATCTCCTGCGAGGAGTCCTTGAACAGGGTGTCAACACCGCCGACCAACTGCTCGTAGTCTGCATAGGCGGCGATGACCTCTTTGCCGAGCTTCACGGCGGCGGCACCTGCGGCAACAGCCACTGCGCCGAGTGCCACACCTACGGT